CTGCTTTCTTTTGAGCTCTAGTTGTTTTAGGCTTAGATGTTGATTCTTCTACTGCCGCAGGTTCATCTGCAACAATTTTTCCTACACTTTCGTCAGGTACAGTTGCTGGATTATCTGCATAGTAATCTCTAAGTACATCTTCTTTTTTACGTATAATTTTGCCGCCTGGGCCTAATTCGTCGCCACGTGCATTAACTCTAGCATTACCAACTGCCGGAGTCATTTCATTTTTTTGTCTTAAAAGTTCTAAGTCTATGGTTTTACCTTTCATAGTCTTATAAACTTTGTTTACGTTTTTATTCATTGCCATAATAATTCTCCTATTATATACGTATTTATCTAAGGAACTCGCGCCAATCCAGGTCAAACTGAATTGAATTGATCTTGTGTACGCCTATTAAGTATAACACATAACTTGCTACAGAACTACCTCTACCTACACCCCATACAATATCATTTTCACGCATAAAGTCTACTAGATAGATCATATAGCGTAATAAATTGTGCATATCACGTTCGCCATATGCTTCCATTTCTTCCCATATACGATCTTGTACGTGTTGTGGGCAGGGTGTTTCTGCTTTGCCTAGTACATATTCATATACATTAATGTCTTTGTATTCATCAGGCATAAACCATTCACTTTGACATACACCGTCAAAAGTCTGTTGATCTACTTCTAATGGAATATACTTTTGTAGTTTGTTGAGGCCTTGTTCTTCCATAGCCTTATTAAACTTATCTACATCGTCGTTTGCATCGCACAAAACCACATGGACTTTATCCACATGACCTGTATAGATCATATCGACTAAATCTTTGTTAGAGAATCGTGGTATACCGAGTTCGTCAGTTTTCATAAGCATGTATACAGTTTAACTGATATTAATTAAATTGTCAAGATCATTTTCGCCATTTTGTTCTTTAATTTGCTGTTTTGCACGACGAGTACTAAGTTCTTGTCTATAATCATCAAGAATTAGCATGATTTGTTGTTGTACTTCTGGATTAGTTGTTTTCCAATAACGAGAACTTAGATCAATAATTTTATCTTCTAACTCGTTATCTTTTAATGTTCCAACTTTTGTTAGAGGGTGTGTCATTCTTAAGAATATTGTCCTAGATATCTGCCATATACAGTATTACCGCCGTCTGTTGTCCAAAAATCAACAATGTGCGGATTAGCTGAACTGTTAACAACAAATGAATCCCATATTGCATTACCGTCAGTTTTTAAAACGCTACCTAAGCCTGCTGCCCAAGTAACTGTTATAGCATGTCCTGATTGAGCAAAAATTTCACAACGCATTTCAGCATATTCACCTGATGCTGGCCAACCACTAACATTTACTGTCATGTTTGCACTAACACTTGGCGATACTGCACCAACTGTAATTTTATGATAATGTCCGCCTTCAATACCTGAAAAAGAAACATCAAACGGTGATACTTGTTGAGCACTACCTTGAGAACCTGTTTGATGATATGTTTTAGTAATTTCTCTTAATCTCGGATTAATTAATTCAACTGGAACAGCATTTTCACTATCGTAAAAAGTATTGTTTGCATTTAACTTTGCAGTAGTTGTTTGCAAAGATGTTATTTCTGTAGCCGCTGTACCTAAGCCTGTTTTAATTTCACTAAAGTTATCACGAAAGCCTTGGCTATCGTTATCCTGACCTGCTATCGGAAAGTCAGCGTCTATATTTGCGTTGGTTATATTACTTGCCATGTTTTATGTTCTCCTACAACTATTTATCGTTATTAAATATTAAACTCGTAGTTTGCGAAAAGGATGTATTGTTCCTCACTATTACCTTTAGTTGAATCAATTACATATCTATCAACTTCAAACTCTAATGTGCTAAAGTCAAATCCACTGTTTTTAATGTTTATAATTATGTCAGCACTTTGACCAGGCTTACAATAACACAACGGAACTGCTGTAATATATCCTAGTTCTTCAATACTGTTCTCTTGTGGGGTTCTCATCCATAATGGTAAGAAGTTCCCATCTGAAACACCGACTCTAGCAAGTTGGTTTCTCATATTCGTTATGTTACTTATGTATCGTTTATTATCTAAATTTTCACTAATTTTGACAGCATCACTGCTTATATCTATAGGATTAGTCTTAGGTCTAAATCTATCACTGTTTTCATCTATTGTTCCTGATGAGTTATCCTGTGTTTCAAAATTTGATTGATTAATTTTAAGTGCATTGTTAGTTTTAATTTTTATACTTTCTCTAACAACACCTTTGTTAGTATCCGCTGGGTCAATTACATTTACATATACAACTTCGTATACTGAATCATTTGTACCTGGTATTTTTGCAATAGCCGAGTTTATACTACCAAATTTAAATTTTTTGCGTTTATGATTTTTAGAAGCAGCTGCAACATAGTCTTGTATAAACTTAGTTTCAATTCCTGCATACACTAACATTTTAATTTGGTTCTGTATACCAAACTGTATGTCACTTGGTCTATAAATATCACCCGGAGTAAAGATAGTAGGATCACTAATAAAGTTATTAAAGAGTGCTTTTTGTGATTCTTTCATCATTGGTTGTACAATTAAATTACTGTATACAAAATCATTTGGATCGTCAACATTAATAGTAAATGATTTTGTTATTGCACTAAATCCAAATTGGTCTTGTGCGTTAACTGTAAATGTATAAGATTTATCAACAGTTGTACTGTCTCCATCAAATACTAACTCACCAGAATCAAAAGTTGGCAATCCTGATTTAACAAATTTGTAAGGTTCCCATTTAGTAGTTAAATCAGTACTAAAAGATCCACTTGCGGTGTGTGTACTATTTCCAAGATATAAGTTTCCATTATAACTTACAACATCTCCGGCGTTATATACCCTTCCTGATTTCCAAAAAGATCTATAATAGTTTTCACCAAACTGTCTTACCTTACCAAATATTTCACCATCAAGTGCAAGTGTAAGTCCGGGCGGCAATCTACCACTAGTTAAAGTATATCTTATAACAGCATTTGGTACAGATGTTTTAGCCTTAACAGCAAATACACTAGTATAGTTTGCTCCGATGATACCTAACTTACTATCAGATAACCATGTAATAGTTGAATCAACTTCGCCTAGTAATGTTACTGTAAATGTTTTCTTTTTATTTGCTTCAAGAGTACTAGTTGTGCTATCAGTAAGTTCTTCTGTAAACACAAGACCTGCTCTTGTATATGTTTCTAAAGGTCTATTAATAGTGATAGTGTCAAATGCTAATATAGCATTATTAACTTCTGTTATTAAATATGTTTGCCCTTTAATAGTAATAGTTTGATCTAATAAATCAAGAAGTCTATCGTTCTTTTTAATCTTGATTACTGTGTCACCTTTTACAGCATTATCGTGTATAACAATATCTACATTTTCAAATGTAGTTGTTCCTGTTGCTGCGTAACGAACAGCATTTACAGTAAATTTGTATTCTTTTGTAACCGCTGGTTGATATGGAACAACTCCTGCTAATTCACCAGTAGCACTATCAAGTTCTAATCCTGGAGGAATAACACTAGGAGTACCGTCATCGTTTACATCTTCTAATGTAAATCCAACAAATCCTGACAGTGTTTCTTTATCAACAATATCTAAAAATAAAGTAACGTAATTATTTGCACGTCTGTATCCAAGGTTTCCTGGTGTTAGCCATATAGGAGTTCTAACGTGTGTATTGTCTGCACTAAATGTTGCATCACCAATTTGTAATATAGTGTTGTCTGATCTTAAAAAGTCATCGCCGACTACATAGATTCTAAATTTACGTTTGGCTACTGTATCACCGTCTGATACACTTACAGTAAATTGATAATTCCTATTAAGTTTTTTAGGTGATTTGGTCGGTACACTTAGGTCATATGTATCTACATCATAAAAATAACTGTCATATCCGTTTGCTGGTCTTGTACCAAAATCAAATGCATATGCTCCGTATGCGTTATCATCATAATAACCTTGAGCTGCTAATTTGTCTAATGCTAATACTGGATCAACAACTCCACTAATTAATCCCGTAGATGATAATGTAATACCTGGAGGTAATTGTCCGTCACCTGATGCTATAAAATATTCTAATTTTTGTCCAGCTGCTAAATCTTTATCTGTGGCTTGCAATTGATAGTTTATTGGACTTGAGTCTAAAACATATAATGCATCATTATTACCAAGTGCTAGTTCGCCTTCTGGTGTAACCCACACAGGAGCATCGGCTCCTACAATCGTAATTTTAAAAGTTCTATCTTCAACTTCGTCATTAAGTGTTGCTCTTAGTACAAATTTAAACTCTGTTTCTCTTGCAACTTCTAGTGGAGTACCTCTAAGAGTTGTACCGTCAATTCTTAGCCCCGGGGGAATATTTCCGCTAATCAATGCTATTGTAGTACCAACAGGAACTGCTAACTGAATTGCGTTAGCACCACTTAATGATACTGATTCGTTATATGTTCCTAAACTTAGGTTATTTTGTACTGTCCAGATGTTCGCCATTCAAGGTTATTCCTTTATTTAGAATGCCGGTATATTAATTGAGCCAGCATCTAGTGTTATGTTAGGAGATGCTGTACCAATACCACCGAAGTCTACGTTTACTGTTTTAAATAAAAAGTCGTAAATATTTGTAACTGCTACATCACCAATAGATCCAAAGTCCCAACTATTGCTAGGTTGTCGATAAAAGTCTAACTCTCTAATATCAATATTATGTACATTACCAGTAACATTACCAGTAAGATTACCTAGTACACTAACTGCTGTTAGTGTTTGTATGTTGCCAATACTTTGTCCGTTTGCATCTAAAGAAGCACTTAGTTGCGGTGCTGGGTCTTGCGAAAGACTACCTAACGCACTAGAATCAATTCTAATGTTATTACCGTCTCTTGTAGTAGTTACTAAAGTTCCGCCCTGTATAGTAACTGTAGTATTTTCAGTTACCGTTAAACTACCGGTGTCTCCTGCAACGATAAACTGTGTTACACCTGCATCAACGTCAATTGTAATTTCATTATCTGTTGATGTTAGTGTTGCATTTTGTCCGCCGATTAATGATTTAAATCTTAAATCGTTTACGTTTGTATCAAAGTAAAGTCCGCTTCCTGTTCCTAAATTTGTTACAGTAGTTGCTTCAGGAGTTCTCGCATCTAAATCAGAAAAGTTAAATACAACCTTTTCAAATGCTTCTCTTAAATCGTCACCTGTCCCGTCGTTAGCAACATTTCCTAAATTAATTGTTTTTAATGCCATCTATTTAACTCCTGTGTACATGTATTTATTATAAGCGACCAACTACAACTTCTACAGTGCCTTTGCCGTCATCTTCTTTTGTTCCTACAGCCTTACCAATTACAGTACCCATCTTAGGATCGTTATCAACAATAGCATATCCAGGAACAGCACTAGTTACAAGCATGTCACCTTTAGCAACAGTACCAATTACTTTACAAGGAACACGCCCTGTTAGTGCTAATGGAACAACAGTATCGCCTTCTAACTGATTGTTCATTAAGTATGCAGGATCAGTTGATACAACACCTGCTACTTTACGATCACCTTTTATTGTACAAGCAGTAATTTCTTCAGCGCCGCCAAATACAACAACAGTACCTGGTTCGTATGCTTCGTCACCTACGTATTTCTCTGCCAAGTCAGCGTAGTTTGCTGACGATGCTGTAGCATTAAGCGTTTGAGTACCAACATTAAAACTAAGTCCTCCGCTGTCTGTTCTTGCCGCATTATTACCAGTGTTACTACCAACTAATACAAGATTAAAACTACCAGTAGTTGGTTCTGAACCTACAGCGTTAACAGCAAAATTAGCTGCGTTCGTTGCATCTGAAACACCACCTGAGCTTGTAGCATATCCTTTACCTTCAACAAAGTTTTTAATAGCGGCCGCTGTTAAGAATGAAGTATCGTCGTCGACTAAACTTGTACCATCAGCTGCAACTTCAGTGCCTGTTTGAACAGCTGCTGCACCAAAGTCACTAACTGTCAAGTTGGGCAATCTAGCACTATCAAATGTACCAGCATTAATTTTACTTGCATTTAAATTTGGTATTCTATCAGTACCTAATGTACCAGATGTAATTTTACTTGCACCTAAACTTGGTATTCTATCAGTACCTAATGTACCACTGTCAATAGTAGCTGCATCAATTGTGTCCCATACTGGAGCTGCTCCACTGGTAGCATCACCAGTCATTGCTAGGAATTTTTGTGTTGTTGTAGTGTTTGCTCCTACATAACTAGTTGTGCCTGTAGCACTTTGGTATGGTACTTCATTAGCTGCACCGTCTTTCAAACTAGTTGCTGTATCAGCATTACCAGTTAAGTCACCAGTTACATCACCTGTAATATCACCTGAAATATCACCTGTCACTGGTCCAACAAATCCTGCTGCATGTATTTGTCCAAACGCTTGGCCATTAGCACCAAGGTCCACTGATTCATTTGAATCAGGTAAAATACTTGCATGAGTTATAACTGCATCAGTACCAATTTGGAATTTTAATGCAGATGCATTAGTTCCACTAGCTGTTAAGAAGTCAAACGTAGATTTTTCACTACCAAGTGTTACATCAACAGCTCTAACAACCAGTTCAGAATTAACACCACCGTCAACGGCAGTTTGTGAATTGTCCATCTTAAAGTGTAATGCACCTAAGTAGTCTTCATCAGCTGGTGAAGTTGTGTCATGGAAGAATTCAATTATATTATCACCAACACCGTTGTTTTCTTGTGTATTTCTAATTTTAATATGTGGTGTGTCAAGTGTACTTGTAATAGTAAATGTATCAGCAGCAACATCATCACCTAAGTCAAAGTTTCCGCTAACAGTTAAGTTACCGTCAATTACAGTATTTCCTGTAACATCTAAATCAGTTCCAACATACAATTTCTTAGCAATGCCAACACCACCGTCAATTATTACTGACCCTGTTGTTGAACTTGATGCATCAGTTGTATCGTTAACAACAAGAGTACCATCAATATCTGTGTTACCACTAGTTGCTGTTACATTGAACTTACCACCTATGTCAAAGTTGCCTCCAACGTATAGTTTCTTAGCAATACCTGCACCACCATCTACAATCAATGATCCTGTAGATGTGCTAGTTGAATCAGTAGTTAAGTTTGCATTCAATGTACTATCTGCATTTAGTGCGCCACTAACATTTAGTATGCCAGTAACATCAACTTGGTCGTCAATTGCTATTGCTGTAGTAAGAGTGTTATTTCTTTGTACTTGGAATTCAAGTTTACCATCTTTACTTGCAGTTGCAATATCTGCTATTGTTGATTTTATAGCACCGTATGTATGTAAAGTAGCAATTGGTCCTGCATCATCGTTGCTTCTAAAGTTAATAGTACCAACACCGTCTGCGTTTGCAACACTGCTTGTTTTCTTAATAATGTCTAAAGTATAACCTGCGGAGTCTGCATTAGTTCTTTGCAAGTCAACATCAGTAATGATAGTTGAGCCAATACTTAATGTATCATCGCCACTACCAAGTGTTGTATTACCTTCAACAGTAAATGCATTTTTAACTGTGGTTGTTCCTGATAATGCTGTTAGTACATCAACATCTCCTGATCTCAGTACAACTCCTGTTGAATCTGCTAGTAACGCATTCTTACCATTAGCAATAATTGCTGTTTGACCAGCAGTTGTATATGGACTAATATTACCTAATGCAATACCTGAACCAGTTGCTGTTAGATCGTCTGGATCTTGAATAAAGTTTGTAAACACCCAATCAACAGCCAAGTGTGGTTTACTATTTGCTGGTGTATTTGCAGATGCGTTCTGTTGGAACACACTAGCATGACCGTTTTTGCCTGTTGCTGGTGAAGTAACTTGCTCTACTCTTATACCAATATCACCAATGTCAACACTTGCTGTTGGAATCTCAACTATACTTTCGTCAACTTGACTAGCACCAGGAGTAACACCTGATATGCTCATTGCTAAGTTTTCGTTTGGTGTATAAACGTCTAAGAATGTGCTACCGCCTGCTGAACGTGTATCTAATGCTCTACGACTGTCAACTAACAATCCTTTAACATTAATAAATCCTTCAGTATTTGCTGAAACAAATGTTAGATCGTTTTGATCGTTATTATCAAGTGTACGTACTAATTGGTTACCTTCACCTGCTTTAGTAATCTGTGTAGTACCATATACACCGTCAGCCATTTTAACTAGTGCTTCACCCGAACTTGAGAATTGAGTTGCACTTACAATAGTTGCTGCAGATGCATGACTGTCTGCTGTTACTCCTGCAAGTGTTCCTGTTCCTGGGAAAGTACTAGTTGCATTTATAACAATAATTTTATTTTCACTTGTAACAGCGCCTTGTACAGTTGCACTAACACCACCTGAACTTACAGTTGCACCGTTTGCAACACTAACAAGTCCTTCGGTTTGTATTACCCAACCACCAACTTCTGTAATTGTGCTATTTGCAAAATCCTTATCCTGTATTGCTCCGCCTAAATCAATAATTTGATCAAAACTAACAGCGTATGGTATACCGTCTGTATTGTATGCAGGGTCACCAATGTCACCTCTACCAATTACAGTTTTTTCTGGTATATCTTGAATCTTATCAAATGTTATACCTCTATCTTTAACATTAACAAAACCAGTTTTTTCTATTGTAGTAATAGTTCTAGTTGAATCAACTGGTGTTCCTTTTATGCTTGAAGTCTGTTGTACAGCGTTAGCACTTCCAGGTAAGTTAAATGTTGTTATTGGTGTAATAAAGCATGTTGTTGCTCCACCTGTAACAAATGTATCACTTGTTCTAACTTTAAGAGTAGTACTATTAATAACTTTATCAATGTAACCAATATTAGAACCTTGTGTTATAATATCGCCTACGTTTGCACTAACAGATCCTGTGAATACAAATACTTGATCTTCAGCAAATGCATCTGCAGAGAACGCAGCAATACCTTTGTTTGCTTGACTTACTCTTCTACCATTAGTAGTAAAGTCTTCAAAGTCGTCACTGTCCTGTAATACAGGAGCCTTTTGCATTAATAGTTTTTGTTGTTGTATATCTGCGTTTGTATTAACATCTGCATCTAGTAAACTTTCTGCTTGATATTGTAAGTTAACACTTGTAGCATCTTCTGATCTAGTTACTGTTATATTAATATCACTACGTGATGCATCACCAGGACTACCAGTTTTGCTTTCACTTGCGTTTGCAACTTCAACCATTGGATATACAGCAAGACCATCTCTACCTTGTGTAGTATTTCTTGATACATTTCCGTTTGATATAGTTTCTGCTTGGAAGTCTATAGGATCTCCACTTACACCGTCTGCAATAGCTGCTGTGCTAGTAACCAATGCTGATGTTGCAACTACAGTTTCACTACCGCCCGGATTGTTTACAAGCTCAATAGCAGTACCATTAAATGATCCTGTTACTTCTCTTAGAATCATCTGTGTAGCACTTGTTTTACCTGATCCAACTACTGTTTGTGGATGTAATACATAACCTTGTGCGCCTGTTGAAGGTTGTCTTAACAGTTGTCCTCTTACAGCAACAGTTCCAGTTGCATTTAAGTTAACCATTGTTAATGGTAAAACTGTATAAGTTATAACTTGTACATCAAGTCCTGATGCTGTGTCTGTACTATTTTCACCATTGTCAAATTTGAATGTATCACTAATGTCAACAATACGTCCTGCACTATTAGTATCTTCACCATATATAACATCGTTTACTGAGAACATAGTTCCTGCAACGTACTTGACATATATTTTCTTTTTACCTGTTAGTACAATTAAATCACTTTGACCATTTTGGTTATTAAAATCTGTTTGATAAAAACTTACGTTACGAAGATCTTCAAATTCATCATTTGCAAATATTCTGTTATCAATGTATTCTTTGGTTGCCGCATCAGTATCTGCAACAGGACGTTTTAGTAAAGTAATTCTACCATTTGTCATGTTCAGTGTATGTGTAGTTTCTCCACCTACTGTTACTGGTGTTAACTGTGGATTAGTTGCACTCATTACCGTTGTAAGTGGTGCAGGATCTGCTACGTTAAATTCATCAAAGCCTAAACGTCTATTAATGTAATCTACTACAGCAACTTCTGTAGGAACATTTTTAAGTTCTGCTGTTGACTGTGTGAAACTACTTGTAAACTTACTAATAATTTCACCATCTTTAAATCCAAGTCCGTCTAGTCCTGAGATATTAATTTGTGCTGTAAATGATATTGTACCAGTACCCTGGTCAACTGTAAAGAACTTACCAACTCTAAAGAATCCATCTTCGTCTGTTGATGCAAAGAACACACGCCCTTTGTTTCTTTCCCAAACTTGTGCTTTTGTTACTGTTGGATCACTTGTTACGATTGCTGTCTTATCTGAAGCAGGTTGTCCAAAGATAATATTTGGATAGTTAGATGTATTAAATCCACCTGTACCAATGTTACTAAAGTCATGTCCTGTTGCTCTACATAATGAAATGTTAACAGTAATCTCTGCACCTTCACCTGCCGGAACACCAATTGCAAGGTTAACATTATCACTTTCGTTACCAAGACTTAATGTATCAGCAATACCTGTAGTAGGTGCTGTTTCGTCTGGATCATAATATTTGTTACTTACTGAATTACGATCAATTTCTAAATACGCAAATCCTGTTGCATGTGAATTAGGTTCTCCTGCTTCTCTTGTTCCAATAGAACCAGTAGATGTTCCTGCTCCATCGTGATATGCAAGAATTTTATGTACTCTATCTTTCCATGCAAATATCATATCTGCATTTTGAATTCTTACTGTAGACTCTGTACCTAATGCTGGAATAGCAATGTATCTATCACCTGGTGTACCACCAAACGATTCTTTAAATCCATTTGTTGTTAAGTAACTTAATTTAACAGCGCCGCTTCCTGCTAGTCCGCCGACACTACTAAAGTTTCCGTCCCCTGCGGCATCGTGTTCAATGTTTCCACCACCTACAGTAAAATCAGTACCGTTCCAGTCTTTAATATAAAGTTCTTCTGTACCTACGCCTTCTGATTTTGTTATTGTACCTGATGCAGAACCTTGTCTAACAACAGATCCTTCTGCTATTGTGCCAGTTGTAGCACTTGCAAGTACTAGTTTAAACTGTGCTTTATAGTTATCATACTCAACTCTTTGTCTAATATAATCATAGTTACTATCAAATGTAAGTATGTTTTGACCATCTGGTAAAGTTGCTTCACCTGCATTATCAAAAGTACTAATTGGAGTTACGTCAAAGTTAATAGAACGATAAGTGTTTTCTGGCTGTTCTTCAAACACAACTGCTGTTGAAGGTCTAATTGGAACAGTCTGTACATTGTCTAAGATAAACTTAGCTCTTGCTCTAATACTTAATGATTCACCAGCAAACAATGGCTTTGCTAGTCCGCCTGTACTTACTGATTCATCATTAGTTGAGTTAGAGAATGACAGTTTCCATACAGCACCGTTTTCACCAATTAGTGGGTTGCCACCAATTTCAGTTAAAAATACTTTACCTGATCTTGCTGTGTATGATCCGCCCCATCCTGTTCCGTTTACTGGTGTAGTTAATGCTGAATCACTATACAGTTCTACATATCGTTTATCATTAGTAGTTCCGCCTGTAGTTGTGCTAACTTTAGCATAATACGTTCCATTTAATTCTGTTATTCCTGATCCGTCAACAATAGTAATTGCATCTTCGTCTATAAAGTTATGTCCAATAGTTTCAAGTACAACAGGGTTTGTTTTTGTTACACCAATAATAGTTTTACGACCTGCTTTATCTAAGTTAGTTTCAATACTTGCAATAGTTCTACTTGTAGTAGTACCGTCAGTGTATATTGTGTCTCCAACACTAAACTGATCTCTATTTTCTGGTAGTGTTACATAGATTGTACTGTTATTAACACCATCTTTAATTGGTCTAGTTACTCTACCTAAAGGAGCCGTTGCTGTTTGTCCAGTTCCTGCTGTAATAGTTACTCTTGTGTTGTAAGGAACATTAGTTAATGCTCCGTTTAGAGTAAGTTTAACTTCGTTAACGCCCGGAACACCGTCTGCTGATTGTGCATCAGTAACAGATACAACTTCAAATCTACTTGATGATGTTGCTGTACCGCCTGCATCTTGTATCACAGCATTGTTACCTAACGAACCTGTATTATACGATGAACCGTTTAATGTTGTAGTCAATGATGCGTCAGTGTAAAGTGTTAAAGTTCCTGTTGATGGGCTAGGGCCAACATATCGAATTCCGTCTAGTCCTGGATTAGCACCACCACCAGTAGTAGGAATATTACTTTCAGATACAAGTACTCGTTGTCCTTCTACAAATCCATGAGCTTCAACATTTAATACAACAGGATTAGATGCTGATATACTAGCAATCTCTTTTTCTTCGTTATATGTTACATCAATTTCACCTTCTGGTAAAGGAGCAAAGTCTGTATCGTATGCATATACAAATGTTTGTAATGCGTTAGCGTTTGCACTAGCACTTGGATTCACATATACTTTACCTGTTTGTGAAGTATTAAATGCTAATGAACCAGTTTGTGCAACCTCATTCGGGTCACCGCCTGCAGCAACTAGTCCAAAGTTACCATAAGCGTTTGATCCATTTAACGATCTAATCTCTGAACCGTTATTCGCATAATAAGCTGCGTGACAGTAGTATGTAAACATACTAACCATTTCAGATATACCATTGTTAGTACATAATAGTCCGTAACCTAAATCATTAACTTGCGTAAAGTCATTACCAAGCATAGATCTGTTACCAGCTGTTTGAAGTACGATTGGATAATTTTCTCCACCAATCCAACCTTGTCCTTCATCATTTGCATCTGGGTTTGAATTTTTATCAAGTATAAGTTCTGCTGTACCGTTAGTAGGGTCATAGTTTCTAATAGCATTAACTTGGTAACGTACACCGTTTACATAGAATGGTGCAGGTAGTTGAGGACGTCTTGCAAATAATCCAAGTCCTACTCCGTTACTATTAACTTGTTTAGAATCTCTTCTACTTCTTACAAATATTTCAAATGGTGAATTAACACCTGCACTTGTAATGTTGTCAACAATTTCTAATGGCATGTTACTTACAAAACCATCAACAAACATACCACCTCTAAATGCTTGTTTGTTTATTGATTGTGAGAAACTTGATCCTGTTTGTATGTATGGTGATTTAGTAAGTATCTGTCCATCTGGATCAAGTACACACATAAATCCACCATGACCTTGTACAGTCATATTACGTAAGATAGTTGCGTCATTCATTAAGAAGACATCCATATCTTTATTGTGTTTAGGTGGATTGTATTCGCTGTTAAACGCAAATACTATAATATTTAATAATCCAGAAACAATAGTACTTGTTCCTGATTCAGCAAGTTGTGACGTTGTTACTGCAATATCCCATGCTGACGCCGCCTGTCTTGAACTTGGAACACTTGGAGTTCCAACTGGTGTTGCTGATGCACCAAGTAGTGCCTGTGCAATGTTACCAATTTCTAAAATAGCCGCTGAAGTTATAACTTCTTGACCTACTTCTACAGCACCTGCATAGTATCTTCCTTGTGCTTCAAGTGACTGATCAACAAGACCTTTTTCTAAGTCAAATGCCAATGCATCAACAATAAGTCCTAAGTCTCTTGCACATTTTGGACCATATGTAAATGCAACTGCCGCTGGTACCGTAGCTGGAACACTATTTGCTCCTTTGCTTACTCCGCCTACTGAAAGTTCGCCACTAGTATCAAATATACCATCTGGTCCTACAATAATTACTGAATTTCCAGTACTATCACTTTTTACTTTACCAGTTACTCCGCTTCCTGATTGTGTAACTGTATCGCCTCTGCTAAATGTTACGTTGCCTGTTAGTGTTAGTTCAACTTGAGTGTAATCACCAAAGCCACCATTGTTTAAATTATTAGTTGACGATTCATCTAAGAATAGTAAAACTTCTTGTACAATAGCATCTCTATTTTTTTCTAAGATAGAAACAGCATTAGTATAGCCTCCTGCATTAACTACACTGTTCGCCTGAGTGTTAATTGGGCGTCTTGGGTCAAGGCCATAATGATAACCAAAGTTTGTATCTCTTGAATACTGTGTTGGCGCTGTTGTTAAGTATGTTCCGCTTTGTACAGAATTATTAATTGAAATATTGTTGTTTACTACAGTATCAAATTGAACTACATCAGCATATCCGTTTCCTGTTTCGCTTGGTGGAACACCGTTATTAGTTACTGGATCATACCCGTCAAAATATTGTACAACTATAGTGGTTGAATTAGTTGCTTTTTCTTGTACAAAACCAATTGCTGTTCCTGTTGCAACAGTTTGTGTAACCTTATCACCTACATTAACAGTTACCGCTTGCGTTAATGTTATTTCTACTTCACCTTCAATTTCTACACTATGATTGTGTAGTGTCATATTATCAAAGTAGTTGTCTCTGTGGAAATATTGATTAGCCCATCTTGACTGTGATACACGATTTCTTGGTCGAATGTGTGTACGTCTAAATTCGTCACCTTTAATGGAAACGTTTGCTGGAACACGTAACGGATAGTCCTCGTAGAATATACCAGTTTCTAAAAATACTGTAATATTTTGTTGACTTACTTTATTACCAAACTCAAGTATATCGCCTGCTTCATAAGTTGGATCATCTGCTGTAGCAACACCCGGATCAGACCTAGCAATAAATTCTATTGGTTCTTCAAGTTGAAGTTCAATTTGGTCATTGCCTGCTCCACCTAGTTCGTCGCCTCTATAATAGTTTACAATTCTTGATACAGCGCCTGACTTAGATCCTGTAATAACTTTACCTGGAATTAAATCTGTGTTAGTTGCTTTTCCTTGCCATACATTACCGTTACCACCGTTATCAACTTCAATTACGTATACAGAACCTTCTTGTAATACTGGTGCACCACTTATACCGTTATTAATAATGCTTTCAATAATATCAAATAGGTCGCCTACTCTTGCAATAGCATCTGCAGGAGCCGGTGTGCCTGGTGAAACAACATTTTGTTGTACGTCAGTTTGATAAACACCTGGGTTACCTGTGCCACCTTGCCATGGCGAGTTAGTTAAAACATACTGTCTAGTAATTTCTTCAACTTTTGCAATTGATGCAAGTGTTTGTTCTTTCTGTGGACCAATAGCAATAGCACCGCTGGCATTACTATAGTATCTTAAACCTGCTTGTCTTGCAAGTTTGTTTGCGTTAGTACCACTAATAACGTCAAGTTTTAAACTTTCGTAAATTAATCCTACATCACGTTTACAAATATCTTCGTCGTATGTAAAGTTTTTCCATTTAATTAATTCTGCTTCTGCTGGAACATTAGGGTCTAAACTAACAGCTGCATTGGCTGCCGCAATCTGTGCATTAGTCCAAGCAATAACTTCTTCTTGAACAAATGCTTTGTTATTGTCCATTAATGCTTTAAAGTTTGCTGTCTGTTGTCCGTTATATGTTGCTGGAACTTTAAATCCTAGATCGTTTGTGTTTCCACTTAATACATGAGTTGGAACAGTATCGTCAATAGTAATGGTCTGCATATATGGACCAGGTTCCAACTTACTTGTTTCAATAATTTCTTCTGCTTTTTGTAATGCAGCATTCAGTGTACGATAAGCATAACTTAATGCTCTACCTTCTTTACCTGCCGGTGTATTAACTTGGTTATCGTCACCTTGTAAACTAACAAACAAGTTTACATTACTTGCATAACTTGTGTTGTCTACATAAAATTTAGTAGCGGCTTGTAAATCTTCTAAGCCTGTTGTAATGTTTGCTAAGTCACCTGGGTGCTTGTCAAGGTAAAGTGTACCATCCATTTGGTCACCTTGACGTCTAAGTGCAGCCTCTCTAGGCATTGCTTCGTTAGCAAGGAACTTACCGTCTAGTATACTTGGTTGATATTCTGCATCAACTAGTGATTGTGTTCCTGAACCAGTACCTGCTTGGAAACTGATCTTTCTATTTGCTGTAGCATTTTTTGCAGCCTCAGCATTTTCATAAAATTCTAGTGATGTTGCACTTGCAACTCTAACATAAACTGGATTTAGATTTGTAAGTGGTTGAGCAACGGCACTTGATGCCGGTGTTGCTGTTGCACTTGTGCCTGTAGTTTCGTATCTAAATGGTAAACCATTAGCACCACTATCAAGTCCGTGACCTGCTGGAACTGTAATTAATGTTCCGTCTACAGTTCTACCAGTAATATTGGCAACGCCTGCTGTAAAACTATCAATTGTAAATGAGTAATCTTCTGTAAAGATTTGATCTTCAGTACGAACTCTAATTTGTGCGCCAGTACCACCACCAGTTGACTTTAGATAATTGGTATCTGCAAATCCTTTTGATATTGCAACACTGTCAGTTGTATATCCTGCACCATCATGTGCAGCATTAAGAACGGATAACTTACTTTCAATGTCATTAAGACTGGTTGGCATACCAGCAATAATATTTCCTGAAGCATTAATACCACCACCAGTTGAATTAATTTTTGGTTTTTCGTCTTCTTCTAATTGTCCACCAGCCGCTGTTACAACAATGTAACCGCCTTGTGTCAAACTAAATTGTACAGTATCATCAACAGATGCATCAAGGAAACTGTTACTAACTAATTTTCTAAATTCTAACTTACTACCTTCAGCAGCAACGTCTACTACTGGTAAAGTAGGTCTTGAAAATGTACTAGGATTCTCTTGGAGTTGTGTTAGTGTTGGAGTATCACTAAATTCAGTAAATGATATCGAACCACCTTGTCCAAATACAGCATATAGTTGGGTAAAATTATCATTTACCTTTCTAAACGCTTCTCTAATACTATCGCCGGTTCCGTCGTTACCTTCAACGCCGATATTAATGTCTTGTTTACCTTGTGCCATTTTATGTGAGCTCCGTTATTTTCTCGTTATTTTTTTCGACAGCATCCATGTCGAAGTTTACACTAATTCCACACCCACATGCACTCTGTGCGTTAGGGTTATTAATTACAAATTGTGTTTGAAATACATCTGTTTCATAATCTATTGTACAATCAAACAAATACATGTGAGCCATAGAATCTATAACTAAATTGCCTTCACCTGTATTAATAATTTCATCGTTTGGACTAACATCTTCTTTTACTATCATACCCCAGTCATATTCAAAACCAGCACATCCGCCACCTTTAAGGCTTAAATGTACTCCAAAATGCTCTGCATTAGTAGCACAAAGCTCGTTAATTTTGTTTTTTGCATTTTTTGTGAGTGTAATAGGTAAAATCATTGCGTCTCCTTACTGTTATTTATCGATAGTTTTTATAATCTTAATGTAAATATAGTTATGTTTATAAAAGAATACAAACAAAAGAAGCGGCATGTAAGGCATTCTAAATGCGGGAAAAAACATTCTTACGTTAGAGAGTCTACTCATGTAGTATTACGTTGTGATAACTGTAATACAGAGTTTGAACGACCAAGAGGAAGTATGGACCCTAAGCGGTTAACAAACAACTACTTTCATGTATGTAAGAACTGTGACAGTAAGGTTTTTGCACAGAAAAAGGGAGTCGAACGCAAACATGTTTGGGACATGAGCGTTTCAAGTAATTTAGATATTAGTAAATTATGATCTGTAACGAGCTGTTACATAACAGCAATCAGGCCCATCATCGTGATCTAAGCCCTCTTTAGCATTTTTAAACACAGTTGCACACCACTTTTCTCTAGCATAAGGACTAACGATGTCATCTATTTCAATAGTTTCGTTAGTCTCTTTGTTAGTAATAGCAACGTTCCATAATTTTTTTGAAACGCCATTAGTTGCACGTTCGTTGTCGGATTCGTTCATTTCAATGATATATGCACCAACGTCTGTAGTTGCCATTATTAGTCTTCTCTTTTCCAGATAGTCCAAGCACCGTATGCAATAGCGCCATAAGCCGCTAACTTAGCAAAAGGTCCTGCAATTAATACAATAACGCCAACGCCTATAAGCATTGCTCCATCCCAAGATGTACGCTCTTCTAAACGTGATTTAATCCATTCTCTAATCATGATGTTTTTGCTCCTCGAAAAGTTGATACGTTAGACATATCTCTCTTTTCATCTTTTAATTTTTCAGGTTTAATAACTGGCACCTTGGTCATTACTCCAACTCCATTTTGTGCATCTGCACGTAAACCTGTAATTCTATCAAGTTTTAAACTTTTTGTTCCAACCATTCTATTAGCCATTTTTAGTATCTCCTGTACTAGTATTTATAAATAAATGTACCAAAAATATATATTATGGAGATTATTATGTTTAAATGGCTTAAAAGTTTTTTTAGTGATGCCGGGACAGTACCTGTTGTAATAGACAATGTAATGTCAACGCCACCTAAAAAGACAGCAGCTAAAAAGCCGGCGCCAGCAAAAAAAGCGCCTGCTAAAAAGGCTACAGTAAAGAAAGCGGATCTTGTTAAACTAACTAAAGCTCAACTTGAAGAAAAAGGTAGAGAATTTGGTGTAGAAATTGACAAGAGGAAAAAGAAAGACGATTTAGTTAAAGAAGTGTTTAACGCTTCTAAGAAGTAGATCTAGCAATAGCGGCTGTATGCTGCTCAATAGTTTTTTCACAGCGAGACAGTTTACGTTCTAGGACGGTTAAAGCTGCTCGCTGTTTTCTTATTTGTTCTTCCAAACTAGATACATAACGCTGACTTGGAATTTGTAACTCTGAGCCATCTTCACCTAACATAGTGAAATGGTCGACACCTTGACCTTTAAGTCCACCCGCTACGCGGTTAGGATTTTTTGTCGACTCTTTTTCAGAGTGTTTCGAGCTGGCGCCCTTGTTCCCGTACATTTTGTTCAAATAGCTCATAGTCTTTCCTTGCGTCATAATATTTATACAAATCAATACTAGCAAGATTTTTCATCTTGCTCTCACACATAATGTCTGCATAATCTAAAAATTCTAATGCCCAGTCATTTGCTTCGTTGTTAGGATACCAATCACTGTGGGCTCTTAGTTTTTGTTTCTTGTGTCCTGCTTCTAGTAAGTTCTCCATGTTAGGTAAACTTTCATGTGTGAAGCCTTCGGGTAACCATTCATCTCTACTGTAACTGTAATGTATTACAGGACGTACACCACGCCATGAATCTATCATGCGAGCAAATCTAGCGTCGGTTGGACGAATATATTCTCCTGTACGGACCCAGTGATGGTGTATGTCGAGTACAAGTGCAAGGTCGTCTGCAAGTTCGAGGCTTGCGTCGACACCCCACGACATTTCGTCGTTCTCGATCGTAATGCAGTTTCTCGCTTCTTGAGATAATCTTGGGAGGACTGCTTTGATACCGGCTGGACCTTGGCGGCCGCTGATGTGTACATTGCACTTAAAATCTTGGAATTGTTTGCCGTATCCCATCCAGCGTATGACATCGGTGTGATATTCAAATTCTTCTACGCTCCTATCTACTATTTCCGGATTATCCGAAGCAAGGACTGTAAATTGGCCTGGGTGCATGGAGAGTCTAACATCGAGTTCCCTTGCTTTTTGTCCGACTTTTGCAAATTCTTTCTCACAGTATGCAACCACATCAGGCTTACGCCAATAATAAGACCACTCATGCTGGGTATAAACAGGAAGTACATCACTACCCAGTCTGACCATTCTAAGCTCTCGAGGAAGGCTTCCCACATAATCAATCAACTTTCCGTATGACGCAATATTATGGACCATAATATCCCACAAGCGTTCTTCAGCAACATCACGTGTTTGTCTATTCAACCACTGTACTGTTGTGCTACGAGTATTTAGCGGTCGTTGAATTTCTTCTAGTAATTTTTTCTTTTGTGTTTGGTCGTTATGCATGAATTTACATGCAAAGCCTATACGTTTAGTGTCCATGTCCAAAGTGTACTCCGGTAAAATAACCTATTAGTAATGATAATGGGATAATAATTAGTAAGTCCATTATCCAGTGAAGTGCGATAGCAAGAGATATAATTTCTTTCCAGTGTACTTTGCATACATCAGCCCAGTTTTTTATGCGTCTTAGTATCATAGATGTTTCAATATATTCCATGTTTCGTTATAATTGTTAATATTATAACATATTCCTAAGTCCTTGTCAATGATTTCTCTTTTAAGTGGATAGTCATTTCCATCTTTATCCATTCTATCACCAAAGAAATATATTTCATCTTTAGGATCAAAATCAACTAGTATCTGGCTCTTATCCCAACCTATTGGCGATATATCTATACCTGTTTCGCCACCTGGTTTGGCTTCCATTGCTGGAAATTGTAAATTGAATTCTCTAGCAATTCTATTACGTTCGTTTGTCTTTGTATCAAAGTCTACATATAACTTACGTTCACCTAGTGTAGCATTACGTCCTACAGTACTGAAGTTAACCATGCCTGCTCGTTCTTCAATATGATTACCTGTACGTAAACAAAACTCTGATAATTGTATTTCTTTACGCAACCAATTTCTTGCTACTTCTGGCAAACTCCATTCTTTTGATCTTACGTTAAACTCGCCTTCCCAAACATCACAGCCTGAACAGTTATATACACGTTCACATAAACTGTATATTTCTTCTCCAATTTGCTCTATTGTTTTTTCTTTATCGCTACCTGTAACAAGGTATACAAGATTATTTGCACAAAAGTCTGAAAAGAACACTGCAAAGTCGTCGTTTATTTTTCTACGACTAGGCGTTAGTGTTCCGTCAACGTCAAAAATATAATGTTTCTTTATTTCCAATTTTCTACCACCCACGGATCTTTACACATTTCTGGATTTGGATCACCATGAAAAACTACAACGCAACATTCAACTCTTGGAACCACATCTTCAATAAGTCTAAATGTTCGACTGCCTCTTTTGCCTCCAGGTGCCCAATCTCTACTTTTTCTTACTTCCCATTTCCAACTTTGAGTCCAACTATCTGGATACAGCATTGCTTGTTGTTTTCGTGTAGAAGCATATAACCAATCTTGATCACCAAAATGCTGTTTCATAACTGATTTAGGATTCTTTTCAAACTCGTCCCATACATGTGCTAACTGTCCTGTTTTAAATCTAACAATAGAACTGTTATACTTAGGCCACTTTGGTCGCATTGCTCTAGTATAGTCTCTAACAGTACACCAGTGATCAGGTTGATATGTGAACAATTTATCTATATTGGAAGATATTACAACATCTAAATCTAAGTAAAGTATTGTGCCGTTAATAGGTAAGTCTTTTGAAAACATATAAGGCTTGTTCCACCAGCCTTCAAGACCTTTTGGCAAAGGAATAGTTTGTATGCCAGGAAGGAGGTAAGCAGGGTCTTCAGTAATACAAACAAATTCATGTTCAAGTGTACAATGACGCTGTGTCATATTGTATAACTTGTTTACATAATCTGCAGAGTACTTCTGACCGTGCTTTAGACAAAGGATATAGCGTCTGTCGCTGGTGTTACGTTCTTGAGTAACAACTTTAGTAGCAAGGCCCTTTTCAATTGCTTTACGGGCTTTACGTTGCTCCTTTGTTTCTCCTGGTATATATGTCTTAGCCATCTACGTGTGACATCTTTTGCACTGAGTATGGTGTATAGATTGCACTGTTAGCACCATGCTCTGCACATTCAGCTGATTCACACCAACAACGTCCATCGCTAATTTCTCTAATAAGTTCATCAGCAAACTTCCATGCGTGATATGCAAACTTCTCACAACCAACACCATCAAAAGTTCTAATCTCTGCTAGACCTTTTTCTTCTAATGCTTTAAAAGTTTCTAGTTCTGGGTCTGCAATATCAATTGCTGTCTTATGATCAAAACTATCTTCGAGCCAAGCCTTTAACGGCTTCAATCCACCGAAGTCAACAGCCCAGTTTTTCTCATCTAAGTCTGAACATCCAAATACAAATTTGAACTGTAAACTATATCCATGAAGTAAATGACAATGTGAATGCATTGCCTTAGGTTGACGGAACACCGCTGATAGTCCGATGTTGTGTCCGTATGTTTTAGTGCTATAATAAGCCATGTTATTCTCCTATATAAATAACGGCGGAGTATTTAAAGAGGGTCGACGTATTAAAGTCCTCTGTATAATAGTTATTATATTACAAATTATTTAAGTTGTCAAGTGAAATATTAGAAAAATTCCAATAATCTGGTAATTCCCAATAACGTTCTTGATAGATATTAAACTTAACTTTTGGAAAACATTTAAAAACCATACCAATTTGGTGTATCCAATATCTTGGATCAATGTTTCTGCTTTCTACTTTAGCATAGTTAGGTGTACCTTTGTATATATTATTAACATTTTGTGTTTTACTATACAAATCAAAACCTATTAGGCTAACAATGTCGCCTTTTGACTTCATTGCGGCTAGTAGTAATGCATAAGGTCCGCTCCCCCACTGAAACGGTTGGTCGGGTCTTGTCATTCCGTTGTAGGGTAACTTAGGAACTGTTCGAACTCTTTCAATACCTTCGTATCTTTGAATCCAATCTTCTCTGGTATAAATTATTGTATGTTGATTTGCATTAGATTTAACGGCTTCGTCAACCATTCTTCGATCAACACAAACTAAATGGTCCATTTGGTAATCACGCATAATAGCATTACATCCAAACTTTAGTCCAGATAAGGAATCTATATTAATTTTTGATCGACTTTCGCCGTTTCCGAATACATACATAAAAATATTTAGTGAAAATTATTTTTTGTTAGATTTTTTTGTTCGAGAACTAATTTCTTTTTTGACATCAACTATGTCATCTTTAACTTCCTCAAACTTTTCAGTTGCTCGAGTCATTAAGTTTGCAACCTGTACCATTACATTAATTGCCCACCACCACCATATACAGGCGACAGCAAAGAAAAATGCACCCCCAACTACTAATAGTTGTTCTGACAGTGTATTAAAACCAAATACATGTAATAGAAAGAAGACAGCGAGAACAATCAGTGGTACAGATTTACCAAATATTTTCCATGCGTTTGCTTGTCGTGATGTTATAGTTCTGAGTTTCTCATAGAGACTTGAGTCTTTTTGCATATTTTATTCCAGTTCCGAGTTTAAGAAGCAATCTGTCCGAAAGGCTTCCAGCTTCCTGGAGTACCTTCACGAACACAAATCCAACCAACATAACCAGTTGGCTTAGGATTGTCAGACCATACTATATCACCTTTTCTGTATGATCCTGTAGTTGGAATATCGTTTCCAACTTCGAACTTTTTGCCTTCAAATCGAACTGGGCCTGCTGTAGTTACATCGCAATCAGGTGTTATATTAACTCCTAATTTTCCTTGTACAACAGTCTTAGACTCAATATTTGATCCTATAGTAATTTTACCAGATTCGGAAATAGATAATCTGGTTGTATTGTCCGTAACAATATTTAAATCAGTTGTAGTATACGACCCTATAGTAACACTGTTAGTATCTGGTTGTATAATAAATTCTGAGTCACCGTCTACGATACTTACAAGTGCATTACCTGTATCTGTACCAATACCTAAACGCATTGTATTCGTGTCCCAGAATATAAACTGATCAACATCTAATGAACCTGTTGTTTTCAGGTCTCTTAGTGTTCCGACTTTTCTTAAACTACTACTAAGGACGTTAGTACCTAACGTGTCTTGCGAAAGAACACTAGTTCCTCCGATAGCAAAAGACGAGTCTTTGTGTAAATCAATAGTTTCAGTTGAGAAAAACTTACTACCTTGATACACAAATTGTCTAGTGTGTCCATCACCTATAAACAACAAACCTTTTCCGTTAATTGATCCGTTGTCGTCGGGTGTAAAAGTTAAAGGACTGTTTCTTTCTTGTCTTACGTCTGAAATTAATTCATTAACGTGAAGTTTAGTAACAGTCATTTCACCATCAACAAAAATATTGCCATGTACTTGAGCGCCTTGACGCATATGAAGCCTACCTGTGACAGTAGTTTCACCAACAATGTTTTCAACATCAATATTATCGGTAGTTATACCGTCATCATCGACTTGAACTATTAGTTGCGTAGCATCATCTTTTATGCCAATACTTTGAAATTTTGCAATTTTACCTGCATAGATTTTATCGCCACTTATGCTCCTATCTGGTAGTGAGTCTACAGTGACTGGTTTATTAGAAAGGACTCTTAACACATCGTTAAGTTGTGCAAACCCCTGTTCTATTGTGTTTAAATTGTTCTTATCGATATCGCTCATGTAAGTATTTATCAAGATACCTTCAACAGTATGGTTTCCGCATTTATACGCCCGTTGAGCTTTGTATCAGTGGTTTTTATGTCATCCATAAACTTACGCAACGCAACCTTTCCTGAGTTTTTAAACTCTTTAAGTTGTTCTTCTGGCTTACGCAAAGTCTTCTGTATACTTTCATCCTCGTGGAATCCTGTAATAGTAGTGCCCTTAACTTGTAGTCCACTACCAGGACGTTGCATCTTTTGCGGATCTGGATCTTTAGCAACATATTTGCCAAGTTTACGTGTCTTACAATTAAACACCCAAAGTTCACTAGCATATATTATGTCTGCAGGATTAACACTTACGATACTGTACTTGTCATCTGACTTTTTAAACTTTAGTTTCTGTACTAGTTTTTCTGCACTATATACTTTTGCTTTACGTGGTCTACGTGTTGCTTTAGCACTCTCGATAACCATGTCACATGCTGACATAACCTTTTCTAAAGCCTTCAGCCAAGTAGCCATTTCTTTTTTACTTCTATGATCGTAACCTTCTTTTAACTGTTCCCAGTCATCTGCTTCTTTCCAGTCCTTTTCGGCTAACTTTTTAAGTTGTCCTGAAGTAGGAATATTGTGCCAGTCAACTACTTCACGTAATTCTGAACTATAAATTTCTTTAATTTTTCTAGCATGAGCCTGTGTTACTTTTTCTCTGATAAAATGTTTATTAATATCTAAACCGTCAATTTTAAATGTTTTCGAATCTTCTACATGTCCATCTAACCACTCATCAATTGCTTCACATGCGGCATGGGCTTGTAAAAGAATACGATCTTGAATAGTTAGTACAGGTTTTGCTAACTTATCTTCTTTTTTCTTTTCTTCAACTTTATTCTTAAGTGCTGTTTTGCCTTCAACGATTGCTTCGTCAACTCGTAGTTTTAAAAATTCAGTTGAACATCGAAGATCACCTCTAGTACCTGGAAGACTTTCCCAATGTGCTGCTTCTTTATCTGTCTTTTTTGGCGCACCCATCATATCCATACGTGCAACAATACTTGCTGTAATACTAAGAGCTCTGCCAGGAGCGGCTTTTACGGCTTTGATTTTCTCTTTATCATAACCGTTGTCTTCCATCCACTTAGGAACATACGAGTATAAGTCTGCAGGCTTAAAGTGTTCGTAATACCAATCATGTGTATGACGTCTAAAGCGATGTATCTCCTCGCCATTCCACTCTTCCCAGCCCTCCCATGAAGGTTCCTTAAGTTTTGCTCCACGTTGAAGCCGGGGAGCAGCTCTAGGCTTTTTTCTTTTAGTCTTTGGCAGTGCCATTTTTCAATCTCCAAATCAAGTTTATAAAAAGTATATATACAAAAATAAAAAAAGTCAAGTCTTTTCTAATTCTTTTTCTTCAATGAAAGGTAAGTTACGTACTTGTCGTTTATATATCCTGTTAATGTTACTTTATATCCGTACGAATAATCATCGGGGCTAATCTGGTATGAAATGTCTGAACCGTGCTTCATACAAAGTTTTCCTTCTGGTGTTTGTTGCCACTTGTAGATTGGTGCAGAAACGTAGAGTTCAGGATCCTCTACGTCTGCCATGTTGAACGTATACAGAACGTATCTGTCCATCTTACTCTTTTAGATGCTTTTTATAAGGCGCTTTGAGCGTTTGAACAATTTCGTTTTGTTCTTTTTTAAAATCAGCATATCGATGCCGAATAATATCTTGCGTAAGATCAATGAAGATTAATACTGGTGCAAGAAAAAATAAATCTTCATGAACAAATATAGCACTTAGAATTGCAATCGCAAAATATGCTATCATTCGTTTTGAATGGGGTTGCATATCTGTAAAGTTCCATTTTACAAAATATAAGATATGTTTCATTTTATGCCTCTTTATTAGGGTTCCAAATAGTTAAATTTTTAGTCTTAAGTCTATTTACAACAATGTTGTATCGTGACTGTTCTGCTTTCCATTCTTTTAACCACTTATGACCATCACGTTCTGCATCAACAAAGATTGCATTAGTCATTGCCAGTGGTACTAAGATTGCAAAGTGAACAATAATACTTGCTACAGTATTATAACCAAACCACCCTAGGTAGTTTGCAGCTAAGAATCCAAACCATACACTCCATATAGTAAACAATACCAACATAAAGTAAGTTTGTAAACTTGGGTCTGGGATATATTTTAGTGGATTATATTTAACATCCATTACTCGTCTCCAGCCACTTACGAGACTCATTGTAGTTCGTCTAAATAGACTTGGCTTTTTTAAACTCGGTTGTATCATTTCCTTTCTCCTAATCAACGTGGTTTCTTATAAACTCTTTTATTACATGAATACCGTATGACATCCATGTAACAACTAGTAAACTAACAAATAATAATTCAAAATTATTCATTATAACTTTTCTCCTGGCTCAAAGCCACGGAATGTTTTAAATCTTGGAAAACGTAAACTATAAGTTCCGTCTTGGTTTTGTGTTACAGCATCAGCTCTTACTTCTACAAGTTGACCTGTGATATCAGTGCGACTATTCCAAAAGTCGTCACGATTAGCATCACTAAAGCCACTGCCGACATTAACATTAATTTTCTTTCCGTCATCAATGCCTTCACAAACAAATGCACCAAGTCGTCCTTCATTTCGTCCTGTTCCTTCTTCGACATCCTTTACCTCTAATGTTACCTCAATGAACGGCTTTGCTTTAAGCCATGCATGAGTTCGTTTACATTCATAAGGAGCATCAACGTCCTTAATCATAACTCCTTCGTAACCACCGTCTACAGCCGCTTTATTTAACGCTACAAAGCGTTCTTGGCCTTCAGGAGTGTCTAAGTCTACATCTTCCCAATCCAACGCTTGTACGTGCTCTAAGACGTCTGCATGGTCTTCTACCCAATGCTTAGTAATTTGGCTTCTAAAGCTCTGTGGCTTGTCCCAACTACCTGCTTGAAAGCAACCTAGTGGAATAGTGTCGAACAAATGCAATACAGCGTCAGTAGTTTGTTTACCATCTTTACGATGCACTTGTTTCATAAGGTCTTGGAAGTTAGCACTCATTACCTCTCCGTCTAATACTAGCGGATAAGGCACAGGGTGGTCTTTAATTACTGTTTGAATTTCTTCAATGATGTGGCCAAAGTTGTGAAACTGTTTACCATTACGACTAAACATTTCTACTTTGTCGCCTTGGATGATAGTAATAACTCTTACACCATCTAGTTTGATTTCAATTTGTTTCTTACCAACCATCTTCTTTTCATGCTTGGCTGAGTCATGTGCTAGACTACATGTAAACACAGGAACAGTGCCTGGTGCTACTTTGTTAACAGTCCTTTCGCTCATTCCGCATCGTAAGTCTTTGATTAAGATACGTCTGTAAAAGCCATTCCACTGTTCTGTAGTAGCAACACCCATTGCAAGTTCGATAGCATCACGTGCCGCATGTCCTGTTAGTTCACGATTGGCAAGTTTATCAGCAAGCTCTTTGAACACTGGCCATGAAAGACCTTGTCCGGTTAGTACATCTGAACGCTCAGGTACTTGCTTAACGCCAAAAGTAACAAGAGCATCAAGTGCCATTGTAATACCTTCGAAAAACTCTGGTACACCTTCTTCAAGTGCTTCTTTTAAGATTGCTTGTTTGGCGAGCTTACTATTGTCAGCTTCTAGCCTTGCAATTATATCTTGTGGTTGTGTTCGCATATGTTGCCTCTTTGTATTTGCCTAATTGTTATATACATTATAACCTCTAATAGATTAAATGTCAACCACTAATGGCGGTCTGACGGGGAATCGAACCCCGAACGCCGCCGTGACAGGGCGGAATTATAACCGTTTAACTACCAGACCGTAAAATGGTAGCCCGTAGGAGAATCGAACTCCTGTTGCATGGATGAAAACCATGTGTCCTAACCACTAGACGAACGGGCCATTGTTAAAACTTATATGCAATACTAGCAAGGTATGTTCTACCTGTCTGCTTGTATCCATGTGGTTTATTGTAACGCTTATTAGTTACGTTGTCAACCTTTATTTCAAATAAAATGTTGTCCACATATTTTTGGTATGACACATCAAAAAGTGATACTGACGGCATTTCTGTTCTTTGCCAAGTCGAACTGTGAATATCGTCATACTTTCCGTCATACCTTGCATTAAGTTTTAGTCTAGTAGTACTGTCAACATCATAATATATATTACCGTTGTAACTATGTTTTGGTCGACGCAAAAGATCCTGTCCGTTTGTATCTTCTGTAAACAATAATGTATAACCGTTTACTAGAGTTACTGGACCAAATGTATTTGTATATTGTATTTCTACACCATTGTGTCTACTTGTACCTTTATTGTTATATGTTGAACCTTCGTATGTCAATGTATCTTTAACTGAAGTAGTAAACACCGCAACATCTAATGCTCCGTCATTATATCCAATTTCATAAGACTTACTAGTTTCAGAAAATAAGTTTGGGTTGCCTTCAAATCCATAATTGTCTATACCATACATTTCGTAAACGGTAGGAGTTTTAAATCCAGTTGAATGACTTAATCTATAGTTGCCTCTTGCTATACCAACTCTATATGTCCATTCGTTTTTGAAGTTACTAGCATTGTCGTATCTTACACCAAACGACCCAACAGTACCGTCTATTACATAATCACTACCAAAGAATAGTCCTGTATTATTACGTGTTGCATTTACTAATGAAGTATAATATGGCAAATTAACTTCGAAATCTGCTTTAGAAGTTACGTACTCTAGTCCATATGTAAAGTCTATTTCGTTTATTGTAGATGTTTTATGTGTTAAAAATGTATCGCTAATACTGTTATAGTTACTAACCAATCCGTCGTCTGTGTATTGTCTTTTATGTTCTGAATTATTATAAACAAACGCAGTAGTTTTATTCTTTAGTGCTATTTGTCTATTGTTAAATTTCCAATTACCTGTATAGTCAAGATCGTCAACACCACCTCCGTCAAGATTGCTATCGTTATTTCTACCGATTAAATTTCCAGTTAATACGTATCCATTATCTAAATATGTTTCGTATACAAAGTTGTAGTTACGAAATACATATGGATCAGTTTCAGGACCTTCTGCTACACTGATACTATCACTAGATTCTTTTTCAACATCAAGGCTAAAAAGATGAGCACCTACACTTTCACCAAGACTTAAATTTTGTTTCTTTAAGTTGTTTGATCCTAGTGTATACTTTAATTCATTATTATAATTAATACCTGATTGTAAGTTAATTACACCTCCAATGGCATCAGGTCCATATAATGAACCAGCCGGTCCTTTTATAATTTCAATTTGATCAAAACCTAATATTCCTATTTGTCCTAGATCGTCATTTCCAGAAATTGTACTATGGTCTTTAATGCTAATACCGTTAATAGCAATTAATGAATGATTGCTATTTGTACCTCTAATAAACAAACTTGTTTGTTGTCCTTTAGGTCCAGTTGTTTGTAAGTCAACTCCAGATACTTCTATATCGTCTAGTTCGTCTGCTTCTATTACATTTGAACTATATGTTTTTGCTCTGTGATCACTTGCTGTACGGTATGCATATATTGTAATTTCTAATGGGTCAACTGTATGTCCATGGTATGTTAAATGGTCATCTGCATTGGCCCGTAATCCAAAAAACAGTAGTGCTATTAAGCCCATGGTTATAATATTGTCAATTCTAAGTAATCTTTTTAAATCTTTCTTGATTCTTCCTTTTTTAAGTGTAAGCATGTTTCCTTTGTAATAGTAATGACAATGCTGTACCATATACTAATGTGCTTAGTAACAGTTTAAAGTCAAATGGTATAGCCATTGCATAAGTTTGTAATAATGACATACTAGGATTTGATAACCACACAAAGAAGTTTACAATAACATGCCACAGTCCTATACCAATAATACTAGTATAAACATAATTGTTAATGCTACGTGATAATGATATGATAAGTGCTAACACAAAATACACTACTAAATTTATTGCACTAAATCCTAAGAATAAGTCTGTTAAAAACATTACTCCTAGCGGTACAGAATAAGATAATAGTTTACTTTGTGTTAACGGAAAGAATATTGCTACAGCAAACAATGGGGTAAAGTTTGCGTAACTTGGATCTAATATAGGTAACACTCTTGCTAACAAAAGTGCTCCTACTAAAACTACTAATTCTTTCATAATTAAAATGGTGGAGCTGATAGGGATCGAACCTACGACCTACTGGTTGCAAACCAGTCGCTCTCCCAACTGAGCTACAGCCCCATATAATATAATTATACTTCTTTTTAATTAAAAGTCAAGAAAGTGGTAAATGGCAGACGAGCACGGATTCGAACCGCGACTTTAGGTTTTGGAGACCCATGTGCTACCGTTAACACCACTCGCCTATATTAAATTTAGAATCCTAGTATACCAAATAGATTGAACCAACCCATTGCGGTTCCGATTGCAACAGGTGTGCCAATCATCATTATAGCAATAATTAAAAATGCTAGAATGGCACCTTTTGTATCGCCTGCTTCGTTTGGATTACTCATGTTCAATCTCCGTATTTGTTTCTAAGTCTTGATCGATCATTGTATTTTATCATGATCGTCCATTCTGGGTGTTTATCAACAAGTTCACTTGCTTCACCTAAACTGTCATAGACATCTATGATGCCTCCGGACTTTATATTCACTACATAAAACATTATTCGTGTTCGCCACCTTGTCCACGACCAAAGCCGCCAAAGTATTGTGGCTTACGTTTTGCAGTTTCAAATGTTGCTACTGTAACTGCAATCGCACCTAGCAACAATGCATGAAGCACCATACTAAAAATACCTGCCCACATACTACCTACAATGATAGCAAAGATAATACACCACATCCATGCTAATACTTGCATAATCATATGTCGTGTACTAAAATCCGGAATATTACTTAGTGGATTCTTTTCGTGATCCATTACTACATTCCAACAGTTGTATACCCATTCTCTCATCTTAGGGTCCTTTCTTTGTTTCTACTATACTAACATAACACCTAATAATAGATGTGTCAAGTAAAAAGATGGCTCCGCAGGTAGGGGTCGAACCTACGACCAATTGATTAACAGTCAACTGCTCTACCACTGAGCTACTGCGGAAAAAAGTGGAGCTCCCGGTCGGAATCGAACCAACGACCTACTGATTACAAATCAGTTGCTCTGCCTGCTGAGCTACGGGAGCATAATTGCGTCATTTATTTATCGACGCTTACTTGCCTTCTTTTCTAAAGCGGCCCTACGCTTTAATGTATGAGCCATTGGACCTGAATTTAACTTTTTAACGTTTGCATTTACTTCTGCTACTACAGTGGCAATAATTGCATCACGCTCTTCTTTGCTTTGTTGCATCCTTGCAACTCCTTTCTATTCAATTACGGCTTTAATATCGCCTTCGCTAAGAATAATTAGTTCTTCACCGTCTGCATCAATCTTGTCACTACCGGCAAATTGACCAAATACAATAATGTCACCGATATTAACATCAACTGGAGTAACTTCTCCGTTTTCTAAAACCCTTCCACTACCGACGGCAATTACTTCTCCTTGGTTAGGTTTTTCTTGTGCTGTACCAGGTAGGAAAATTCCACCTGCTGTTTTCTTTTCTTCTTCCTCACGACGTACGATCACTCGATCGTGTAATGGGCGAATCTTCATAAATGTAACCTCTGAGTACTTATTAGTTTGTACTTTAATGGCTGGGTCGATAGGACTCGAACCTATACTCTACGCTACCAAAAAGCGGTGCATTACCATTATGCTACGACCCAATGCCGTTAAAGTTTGGAGCGGGTGAGGAGAATCGAACTCCTATCTTTAGGTTGGAAACCTAAGGTCTTACCATTACACAACACCCGCAATTAATGTGTATGCATGGGGAGTTCTCAACACAGGATTCCCTCCTGCTCGGCCCCGTCACGCTAACGGCATACACATGCCGGCATACTTGCATCGACCCTTTTGTTGTGATTGCGACATCACTTCTCATCATATAGGACTTGGTAACCTATACTAGTCGAGGAGCAACCTCAACACGTCCTTGGCGGAGAGTGAGGGATTCGAACCCTCGGAACGCTCACACGTTCAACTCCTTAGCAGGGAGCCCCGATCGACCTCTCTGGCAACTCTCCGAATGGGTTAAATGATTCCTTCTACTTTTGTTACACGCTCGTATTTGAAACTACGCCAACCTTTGGCATTTGTGTCCCAAACTGTGACAGTACCTAGTTTAGGCTTTGAATTACTGTCTTTAGGTTGATGTTCTTCCGGAATAACTTTGAACGACTTAGTACAAGTCATTATTCTTTCAGCACCATCAAGTTTATTGAATGTTACTACTAAAACATTTTCTTGTAACATTTTAGTTAGTGCTTCCTCAGTTGGAATACCTTTTTTCTCAGCAACAAACTCTTTTAGTTCGTCAACTCTCATAGCGGCTGCACTCATTATAATTCCTCCGCAATACCTAAAAGTTCTGCTCCGATAAACAACACACCAGCGGCTGCATAGCCACCCATAAAAAGAGCAATTCCTGCTACAATTCTAACCCCACTTTTTACAAGACTTATATAAAAATGTTTCTTGCTTGGGTCTCTAGGTTCTGGTACTGTTACTCTTTCCGGAATAGGCATTATTTTTTCTCCACAATTTGATCAACTAATCCATAGTCAAGTGCTTCTTGAGCAGACATAAATGTATCACGATCCATGTCTCTTTCAAAGTCTTCGTATGTCTTACCTTTTGAATTATGTTTAACATACAACTCAGTAAGGATAGTTTTCATTTTAGTTATTTCTTGATATTGAATTTCAATATCACTTTGCATACCACGTGAACCACCGCTTGGCTGATGAATCATATGACGAGCATATGGCAACATCTTACGTTTGCCTGCTTCACCTGCTTGAGCAAGGAATGAACCCATTGAACATGCTTGGCCCATTACAATAGTATGAACAGGCGATTTAATATATTGCATAGTGTCATAAATGCTCATGCCACTTGTAATTACACCGCCCGGACTATTAATATAAAAATTAATAGGCTTATCAGGATTTTCACTTTCTAAAAATAACATTTGAGCAACAACTAAGTTAGCAACATTATCTTCAACAGGACCATTAAGCATTACAATACGGTCTTTAAGTAATCGGCTATAAATGTCATATGAACGTTCGCCACGTGACTCTTGCTCTACTACCATAGGTACTAACGGCATTATGATCCTACCTTTATAATTGGTGAAATTGATGACGTATCATTATAATCGCCACTTTCATGATAACTACGTTTTGTAACATACTCAGTTAGCATGCCATCTTTTACACGTACAGTTTTAATTTCTCGATAAAGAACACCTTCGACATCTTCTGTCAAAGCCTTTGCATATGGTCCTTCCATGACTTCAATATTATCTTTCATATCTACCTCTTAGTTTTGCAATTTGCTTTGGACCAGTAGTTTGAAACTCTAATCCTATTTGATTTCCGACATACACCTTACCGTTGTATACCATGTGAATTTTGTTACCTGCAATAAATGCATTTAACGATTGTTTTTCTCTAAAGTTATCTATTTCAGCTTCAACGGTTTTTCCGTTGTCTGTGCATAAAATTTCAACTCTATCTTCGTAGACAGTAGACATATATCCTCCTAATTTAAAACTATTATATAGTAAAACGTATTACGTGTCAACCTTTACTTTGCATTAGTTTAACATTAAGAACAAAGTTTTCAACCAACAATTTTGTTATTAATGATTTCATTACCAACGGCTCAACTTCCATTTCAGCGGCATGACTAGCCATCATAATGTATGCTTGTTCTTCACTAATATTTAAGTTGCCCCAATCTATCGGATCGGCAATTTCGGTTTCTTTTGCTAACTCTGCAATAATTTTAACGTCTGGATTTGTTGCTTCAAACATATCAGTCATCTTTATTGTTTCCTTTAAAGTGTCTTTCGATTGCAAGTTTACAACTATAAAATACTAGATAGAAACTTGCTATAAATGTAGCAATTAAAAATGTAAATAACCAATTAATAGGATCTGACAAGTTATAGAATAAACTAATATATGCATCAGCATCACTGCCGCCATCTTCTTTTAGTAACTCGTCTAATCCCTCGTCTATCTGCTCTTGTAGTTCGTCTCGTTCTTCTGCAATTTCTTCCATTACGAGGAACAGTTCTTCCCATTCTTCTCCGCCCACTTCGCCTGTGTAAGTATTCACAACTTCACAGTATTCCTCTTGGTAGTGTGCTTTGATTTCTTCCTGTACAAATCTATAGTGTATTGTGGTTGTAAGGAATATTACAATGCTGGTGTAAACTATGCCTGCTAGTATGTAATACTTTTTCATGTTAAACTCGTTACTATATTCATCATTACTGCTGTTCCGCTTATAGCACTACCTATCATGATTGCTCTATCACCCCAGGCCATACCTACATATACCCAACCACCACTACTGAGTACATATGCTACTTGTCCAAACATTGTAAAGCCTGCACTAATAGAAAACACACCTATAACAGCCGCTACCATGCTAAACCATTTAACATACCAGTCAGGTGTGCCAGTTGGAGTAGTAGGAGTAAGTTCCTCGTTTTCCTGTTGTAATTCTGCAAGCTCTCGCTTTAAACGTTTTTTCTCTTTAGATAATTCCATCGCAAGATTACGAGCTCTACTTTCAGAAGAGACTTTATTGTATTCGTCTTGCGTTGTAGTATTGTCTAAATTTTCCAAATCAATCCCAGAGGTTTTCATAATACTTTCCGAATAATCTAAATCCGTTAGATATTCTTTCTTGTTCTTTGTCCATTGCGTCTCGATCTTTTACATCAAAACGCATATATATTTCATCCTTGTTTGCTTTACAATCGAAAGCATATATCATTTCTTTTAATACCCAGTCCCAACGCTCGTGAAACTTTTCATCTGTTTCACCGTTCTTGTTGTACTCGGATTCGTACCAGCCATCAGGCATACGAAGTTCTTCTGGCACATCATCGTTATCTACAAATGGTGAACCGTGTTTAGTTTCTTGTAGTTGAATTAACATAGGTAAAATAATAGGAGCAAGTGTATGGTCCATGCTCCATGTATCAAAAGGTTCAATTTCTATATTGAACGCTCTATTCTTTCTGTAAGGTCCTATCCTAACTTTCATCTAGTTTTTTCCATATCTCTCTAAACAAACAAAATCTATCATGACCATCTGCGGTCTTGTATATAAATTGTGTTGACAACACTTCTATTACAACACCTTGAAACGTTCCGTTCAACGTGCAAGTGTGTTCGACTTTGTCTCCTATCTTAGGTGCTTTCTTAGCCACTATGCTCCCCAAATACTTC